AAGGCCCTAGGCCAGACGCAGCAGCCCGCGCCGGCAGCCGAGCAGAGCGACGAGCCCCGTTCAGAGCAGTTCACCAGATACGAGGACTTCGTCGCGGCAAAGGCCGAATGGAAAGCGGAGCAGCGGGTACAGGCCGCGCTCGGCAACCTCCAGAAGCAGGCCAGTGTCGCGGATCAGGAGAGGGCCAGGATCGAGGCCGTCAAGGTCTTTGAGCGCGAAGCAAAGGCTCAAGGCAAGGCAATTCAGGGGTTTGACGACGCGCTGGACATGGTGCGCTCCGACGACTTCCCGATGACACCGGCGGTCGCTGACTACCTTCTCAACGCCGACCACAAGGCGGCGCTGGTCAAGTATCTGGCGGACAACGAGGACGAGGCTTTCAGGCTTTCACGCCTAGGTGCGGTCGCGGTTGGCAGAGAACTGGCAAAGGTCGAGATGCGGTTTGCATCGAAGCCCAAGCCGAAAACTTCATCGGCCCCGCCGCCGCCGGCAACAGTGTCCGGAGGCGCGGCAGCACCGCAGTCGATTGAGCGCATGGGTCATAACGACGTACTCAAGTGGGTACGTGAGTTAGACCAGAGGCGCTGACGGAAGCGTAGGCGAGAGTTCGTAGGGGCCTAACCCAAAGGTTAGGTCGTCATGGCAAATACTATCATCACCCCGAGCATCATCGCGAAGGTGGGGTTGGCTCAGTTGGAAAATAACCTCGTGATGGGCAAGAAGGTCTATCGCGACTACTCCCGCGAATTTGTGAAGGTCGGCGACTCGATCAGCGTCCGCCGTCCGGTCAAGTTCACGGCTCAGGATGGCGCCGTCGCCATCAATCAGGACGTGACCGAGGGCAAGTTCACGCTCTCGATGGACAAGCGCAAGCACGTCTCGTGGTCTTTCTCGACGCAGGATCTGACCCTGTCCATCGAGGAATACAACGAGCGCTACATCAAGCCGGCCGCTATCGCGCTCGCCAATCAGATCGATTACGACCTGACGGGCCTCTATAACCGCGTGTGGAATTGGGTCGGCACGCCGGCCTCTCCGGTCGACTCGTTCGCGGACTTCGCCAAGGCGCCCCGGCGTCTGGACGAGGGCGCGGTGCCGCAGGACAACCGCCACGCGGTTCTGTCCCCGGCCGACTCCTGGGGCCTCATCGGCTCGCAGACTGGCCTGTTCATGCAGGACGTTGCGCGCGGCGCCTATCGCCGTGGCGATCTCGGTGAGATCGGCGGCGTCTCGACGGCGATGGACCAGAACATTCGCACCCATACCAACGGCGCGGCGGCGGGCGGTGGCCTCATCAACGGCGCCAACCAGAACGTGACCTATGCCGCGAGCAAGGACACGAACACGCAGACGCTCATCACCGATGACTGGACCAGCTCGACGACCTTCAAGGCCGGCGACGTGTTCACCATCGCTGACGTGTATGCGGTCAACCCGGTCAGCAAGCAGTCGACCGGCGTCCTGCAGCAGTTCGTGATCCAGAACGACATCACGGCCACCGGTACGGATTGCACGCTGACCATCGCCCCGGCGATCATCACGAGCGGCCCGTACCAGACCGTCGATAGCGTTCCGGCCGACGGCGCTGCGATCACGATGGTTGGCACCGGCTCCGCGCAGTACGCGCAGAACCTGGTGTTCCACAAGAACGCCTTTGCCCTCGTCATGGCCGACCTTGAGATGCCCGACGGCGCCGTGTTCAAGGCTCGCGAGAGCCAGAACGGGTTTTCGATGAGGGTTATCAAATATTATGACGGCGAGATGGACGAGGACAAGATTCGCCTCGATGTCCTGTACGGCGTCAAGGCGATCTACCCCGACCTCGCCACCCGCCTTTCGGGCACCACCTGAGCCTAGAGCCATAGGAGAATCATCATGGCAGTTCGTGACCTCACCGACGCCCGTACTGACGGAACCAACCTCGGTCAGTCGGCAACCGACCTCGTCGGCTTCTGGGGTGTTCCCCCGGTCGCCCAGCCTGCAGCGTCGGCGTTTCCCGCCGTCGCCACCACGGCGGTTATCAGCTCGTCCACCTCTGCAACCTGCTTCGGCTTCACGTCGGCGCAGGCTACCGCGCTTCTCACGCTTGCCAATGGCATGCGCGCGATGGGCGTGACGGCGGGCATCTGGTCCACCTGATTGTTACGGGGGAGGGCATCCGCTCTCCCCCGACTCTTTCCAAAGTGGAGCCCGCGTGAAGATCACGGCGATTATCCCAAGCCGGGGACGCAGCTTTCAACTTCTAGCCACCATCCGCACCATGCAGAAGCTGGAAAGCGGACGGCATCAAGTCACGTACATTGTCGGCTGCGACGCCGACGACCCCGAAACTATCGGCATGTGCCAGCTTCTCCGTGCGGGTAGCGCAGTTGGCGGACATGTCACGGCCCACTGTTTCGAGCGCACCGGCTCGCTGGGCGCGATGGTCAACCAGATGTGCCGGGACGTTCCCGGCGATGTCTACTGCTCCATGTGCGACGACATGCTCGTCATCACGCCCGAGTGGGACCAGAAAATTGCCGACGCTGTAGCCCGCGCGCCTGATGGCGTGTTCTGGTGGAAGACCGACGAAAAGCGCCCGGCAACCTGGGCCATCGTCACACACAATTGGTACGCCGCAGCGGGCCGAATGTTCACCGAATACTTCCCGTTCTGGTGGGATGACCTCTGGCTCCTGGAGACGTGGGTGTTGGCCTCCGAAGGGCCGCCGCTGTTCATCGACGCCGAGGCAGAGGATCGCCCGGCCAAGACGATGCGCATGCGCGATCTGGCGTTCTGGACGGACTTCTACGAGAGCCGCCGCCCGGAGCGCATCGCCGAGGCCAAGCGCATCGCAGCGGCCCTTGGCAAACCCACGACGGGCATTACCGAACGGTTTGCGGCCGAAACCTGCAAACTCAACCCCGATTTCGTGCGTGATATCCCAAAGATCGAGGCCGCACAGGGCGAGCGCGCGCCGCCGACGCCCGAATATCTGGCCGCCAAGGCGCGCGCAGAAGCACTGATGCAGGAGGCCGCATGACAGTCAGCAACGCCATGACAGAGGCGGGCATCGCCACGTATGAGCGGATCAACCGGGCGCGCATGAGCCCGCAGGCGATTGTCGCCGCGATCTACAACGCAATGGACACGGTGCGGCGCCGCGAGGCCATCAAGGCGCCGGGACCGGCTGCCGCTTATGTCCACCAGGCTTGGCCGTCCTATCGCTACGGGCCGAACGGCGAGAGCCGGGTGTTCCGGTGCGCCGAAGATGTGCCGGAAGGCTGGAGCGACACGCCTGACTTTGTGACCGTCGCGCGGGAAATGGGCGCTGAGACGATGGCCGACCTTGCCGAGAAGCGCCGTCCCGGAAGGCCGCGCAAGGAGGCCGCATGACCGACACGATGAGCGACCGGATCGAGGCGGAAGAGCGCCTGAACGCCATCAAGGACGCCTTGCACGCGGTCCTGGCGCCAGCGCGGCCTCTGTACGAGCCCACGGCGGTTGAACTGCTGATGGCGCTCAACATGCGCGACCTCAAGGTGGTGCGAGCCCATGCCTAACGTCCAGAACTTCGACATCGTGGCGGGCGAGACGCGCACGCTCACCATGTACGCCCGCGATCCCGATAACGCGGTACAGAGCCTGTCCGGCCTCACGGTACAGTGGCGCGTTGGGCAGCCGCCGTGGGACCCGGCGCGCGAGACGCCGACGCTGACCAAGACCACGAGCATCGTTTCGGCCGCTGCGGGCTCGTTCACGGTCGCCCTGACCTATGACGACACATACCAGCTTGAGGGCGATTTCCTGCACCAGGCCGTCACGTCATCCGGCCTCGTGGTGGTGACGGGCCGCCTTCACGTCCGACAGGGCATCAGGAGTGGGTCTTGATGAGAAAACTTCGCAATTCATACGACGACGACCAGCCTTGGTGCCCGCCGTTGACCGTTTACGAACCAGTTGTCGAGCCAATCGACACTGGCGTTTTTGACGCAAGCGGAAACAAGATTTTCCGCCGCACTGAGCGCCCTGCAATTGGCTTCCATCTTCAGAAGGTCAAGTCATGAGCAGCCGAACCGCACGCGACGTAATCACCTACGCCATGCAGGACTTGGGCATCGTGGCGGACCAGGAGAGTATGACCGACACGCAAGGCAATTACGGCTTGCGCAAGCTGAACGACCTGCTGGCGGGCTTTGAGAGCGAGGGCATCCACTACGCTCACACCGATCTCGCCTCGCTCGATACCGTCGTGAACGTGCCGGACGGGCAACTCCGCAACGTCGGCCTGATGCTGCAGCGCGAGCTTGCCGGGACATACGGCGTATCCCTGAGCCCGGATGACCAGTTGGCAATCCAGCGCGCCATGACGGCCCTGCAAGCCTACTACTACGTGCCCATCACGTCGGCTCCCGAGCTTGCGCTGCGGCCTCGCCGGTTTGGCCGCTTCTCGTTCTCGCAAGGCTGATGCGCGGCCCTCTCGCCCTAGGCTTTGCCCAACAGCGCTCCAAGCCGGTCAACGCGGCGCGCGTCGTGAACCTGTACGCGGCGTCCACCG